AAAGATGGTATTACGCTAAATTTATTGTACCCCAATATTTAAGTTTTATTGATGCGGAAAGTTTATTCAATACAATTGAATCATTGGCATTTGCTTATAATGATATGGGTCGCCTTGGTATTGAATATGGTGATAAAACAAATGGTATTATGGACTATATTGAATCAACTAATGCTTATGTGGGTGCAGGATTGAGAGAAAGTGGATTTACTATTTCTGGTACTTGGGATGATTTCATTCAGGCAATGAAAAATGTGTTTGTTGAGGGAATATATACGAAATATGATGATATTATAATTGCTTAAAGGTATTTATACAAAAGGGAAAGAATGAATGAAATTTTTAAAATAATATTTGGCGACTATACATTTCTTCAGCTATTTGGATATGCGTGGTTTTTTATTATTGGTTATATTATATATGGCTTAACTGAAGCAACTGGTCGTGATGTTAATAGTCCAAATACACCAGCAAAATGGAGTTGGAAATTCTGGTTTTTTGATAACTGGCGCAGATATTTGACAACATTTTTATGTACATATGTATTATTTAGATTCCACGACCAATTAAGTGGTTATCCATTTGAATATATTGATGCAATAACTCTTGGATTGGTTGGTGATGGTGTTGCAGCGATGTTGAAAGACAGGATGAAAGTTTTCACAGAAGATAGATTGAAAATAATGAAAGTAATGAGAAAAAAAGGAGAGATTTAATAATGGATTATTCAACATTCAATCTTAATAATTTTTTCATAAAAAAGGACAGTACGCTTCCTGAATTGAAATACCCTCTTCCTCAAAGAGTCAGGGAGAAATATGACCTTTCGGATGATATGCTGGCTAATTGTGCGGTTACATTTTCAATGATGGATGCCGATACTGGAATATATCATATCGCCAATGTTCCAGCAAATCTTGTTATTGATACCGATAGGGTTAATCATCCTGATGAATTAAAATATACATTTGTTTATAGATTTACATTAAAAGACACAAAAAAGGCGGGAAGATTTCTTGGCGAATTTAAAATTGACTTTCTTGGTGATGGTGGTTGTGGAAAAATCACACTACCCACAAATGAGCAAATAAATATAATGATTCAGGAAAGTTTAACCAAAACTACGGTTATTTAAAAATACTTTACGGGGGCATTACAAGTATTTATATAAAATGGAATATTTTTATGTCTCCTTCAGATATCACTGACCGCTTGATTATATATGTCACTCCGACAGGCGGTACATATTTTCCACCTGATTTTTGGCAAGCACCGTCAGATATTACCGACCATTTGACAATTTACGTAGCTGCTGCCTAACAAAAATCATTGACAATTATCTTTTTTTAACTATCTTTGCAAGATATTGTATATTTATCATGCAAGAACCAGTTTTTGTAGTACGTTGTGACAGGATTGCGAAAAGGCAAGCATACGAATTGCGTTTTCCAATAAATGACCAGTTACTTCAACGTATTAGAGAATTACCTGATGACCAAAGAAAATGGGATTCATTGAATAAATTGTGGATTCTTACCACACCAGCATTACTTTCTTTAATTAAAAAGTATAAAGGTTCGACAAAAATTCATTTTGATTTTGGTAGCGAGGACAGTCGTAAGGTTTTTGTCCAGCAAATAAGAAAAATTGAAATTGCAGAAGCAGAAAAACGTAAGTTTATTGCCGAATTAAATGTTAAGAAAGAGCATTGGGTTCAATATAAAAAAGAACTTGAAGAAAAATATGAACAATATTCTGACCAGTGCCATTCATTATTGAAAGAAGGCGTTAAATTGTATCCACATCAAATTGTGGCAGCAATGTTTATGAACGTTACAAGAAATACCCTTATTTCACACGAAATGGGGATAGGGAAGAGCCAAGACCTTGATTGTAAATTAGTTACACCAAATGGCTGGATTCGGATGGGTGATATTAAAGTGGGTAATTTTGTAATTGGAAGTGACGGTAAACCAAAAAAAGTATTAGGTGTATATCCACAAGGAATGAAAGATATTTATGAAATTACATTTAATGATGGCACAACAGCACGCTCATGTGATGAACATTTGTGGAATGTAAATACATATATTCGTAACTGGCGTAAAAATCCTTTTATGACAAAAACTCTTCGTGAAATTATGAATGAGGGGTTGAAATTTGATAATGGTAACAACAAGTGGTATATTCCTATAATTAAACCAATTGAATTTGAAACAAAAGAATTAAAAATTGACCCATACGTATTGGGTTGTTTATTGGGTGATGGTGGTATTTCCATAAGAAATACAATTGGATTTACGACAATTGATGAACAAATTAAATTTGAAATTGAAAGAAGATTACCTGAAAATCATCGATTAGTAATTCGGAAAAATTCAATTAAGGATTATGGCTTAACTTCAGATGGAAAAAACAATTACATCAACCAAGCATTGAAAAAATATAATTTAAAGGGATGTAATTCACATACTAAGTTCATTCCAAATGACTTTAAATTTGCCTCAATTAAACAAAGATTAGAGTTATTGCAGGGCATATTGGATACTGATGGTCATGTAACAAAACAACAAGGACTTATTGAAATAACATTGGCATCAAAACAATTAATTGATGATGTTCAATTTATTATTGAATCGTTAGGTGGTGTGGGTAGAGTACATGAAAAATGGGTTAATTATAATGGTGAGAAAAGATTGTATTATCGTTTACATATTAAATTACCACCAGAATTTACACCATTTAAATTAAAAAGAAAGATTGAAGCCTTTGTTGCGCCAAGTAAATATTTACCTAATCGTGCTATTGTTGATGTTAAATATGTTGGCAAAAAGGATGCACAATGTATTATGGTTGATTCAGATGACCATTTATACGCAACAGACCACTGTATTTTGACGCATAACACACTTAGTTCAATCCTATATGTAGAGATGAATGGGTTTGAGAAAGTGCTTGTAATCACTCCAAATAGCCTTAAATTCAATTTTTATAATGAAGTTGAGAAATTTACAAACAGTACAGCTTATGTTGTAAATTGGAGAAAAAATAAGTGCGGAATTGAAAATGCAAAATATGTCATTGTCAATTATGAATTTTTTAATTCAGCAAGCAAAGAAAAATTCATAGCTAAATTCAAAAAGTTGAAAATTGATAAATTGGACTGTGTAATTGCCGATGAATCACAAAGATTAAAAAATACTAAGGCAAATACATATAAAAATTACAAAAGAACATTCACAGAAAAGATATTTAAGGGTGGTAGAGTAAGTAAAATATATCTTTCAGGAACACCAGCACCTAACAGGGCATATGAACTCTATACTGTATTGAATCAAATATCTCCAATTGATTTTGCCACAAAGAAATATTTCTATGAATATTATTGTGGAATGACATATGATGTTTATGGTGGTTGGGGTTATATTACTGACACAGCAGAACAAAAACTTGAAGAGTTATATCATAAGATTGCACCATTTACGCACAGAAAGCGTAAATTTGAAGTATTACAAGACCTTCCAGATAAAATATATCAACGGATAATTCTTGAAATGAACGATAGGGAAGCAGCAGTATATGAAGATATTGAAAATAGTGTTGCCAATGAGTTTGTTGTACATCCGACACATAATCCTATGACAATCATGCTTCGTTTGAGGCAATATACATCACATTTAAAGATTGCATCAGTTATTGAATTAATTGAAAATATTCTTGAAACTGGTGAAAAAGTTGTTGTTGTTGATTATTTTAAAGAACCACTATATCAATTAAAAGAAGCACTTGGTGATATTGCTGGTTTACATACAGGCGACCAATCAGTTGAAGAGCGTGCAGAAATTGTAAAGCAATTTCAAGACCCAGATAGTTCAATGAAAGTATTCGTGGGGTCAATTCAAACATGCAATTATGGTTTAACACTTACTGCAGCCAGTAAGTTATTTATAATGACTTTACCATATTCGGTTGGCGAATATGACCAAGTTGCAGACCGCTTGCATCGTATTGGACAAAAAGAAACGGTTAATATATATCCACTACTCTATCCTGACACTATTGATGATTATGTATATTCATCAATTGAAGGAAAACGTAAAGAAATTGTTAAAGTAATTGACAATGAAGATTATAAATCTAATGTGGAAGAATCTGTAATAGCTGATGTGATACAAAGAATAAAACAGAAACACAAAAAATAATTATGAGTAATAATATTGACAAAGTAGCGGTTCTCAGTGAAATTAAAGGATTTCTTGAGGGTTACAATAATGATTTAAAATATTTGGTAAATGTTGAGACTGACCCTTCAACAAATGTTGCGGAATGTGTTGTTCATGAGCCAAATAAAGAATCAAAAATTATTAAAGTTGAATATGAGCCTTTTATGTATATGAAAGACTTATCCAAAACAAATTTTCAATTATATGCTGGTTATAGTGAAGAGTATATTCATAGTAAAAGAATAAAATATGGGGTTACAATCACTCCAATGAAAACTGGTAATCAAAAAAGACTTGTAGATGGTTTTTGTTATAAGTTAACCAGTAGAAAATCATATAATGGAATTATAAATTATCTGAGTGATGGCGGTCTTAACCCATATGAAAAGCTGAAAGATGCGAATGATAATTTTGTAAAGGATAAAAAGGGTGATTATATATTTCTCTATCGTGATTTGTTTTATGCCCCAAGATTAACCGAACAATTTTTTATATCAACACAAACAAGATTATTTAAGGGGTTTGAAGAATATAAAAACGTTCATAAAGTTACTTTTGACATTGAAACAACTGCATTGAGATATCAAATTGGACGTGTATTCACTATTGGTGTTAGAGATAATAGAGGCTTTGAAATTATATTGGAAGTTGAAAAACTGAATGATGATGATGCGGAAATTAAACTTATTCAGCAATTTTTTAATTTAATTGATTATCTCAAGCCAGCAGTCATAATGGGATATAACTCTGAAATGTTTGACTTTGAATTTCTTCTTGGTAGGGCAAAAATATTAAAAATGGACATAACCAAACTACCAATGGGTTTGAGAGAAGGAAGCCAAATCAGGAGAAGGGCAAATACATCAGTTAAATATGGAAACACTGCAGATAAATTCACTGCAACTGAAATGTGGGGATTTTCCATTATTGACATTATGCATGCTGTGAGAAAAACAGCAGCAGTTAACAGCGACATTAAAGCAACAGGCTTAAAGTATATTGCCAAGCATGAAAAATTGGCAAAACCCAATAGGACATACATTGCAGGAGAAGATAATTCAATTGGAAAATATTATTATGAAAATAAAGTTTTCTTAATTGATGAAAAGAATAATTATGTTCAAGTTCCTGAAGATTATCAAGCAGTTGCAAGAAAATTATATGTACTTCAAGCCAATAGAGATAAATTTACACCTGAAGAATATAAGAAAAAAAGGAATACTCATTTTGATGAAGATAAGAAATTCGTCAACTGGCTGATAACTGAGGCAGCACCAAAAGGTTTAACTACATTTATTGGTGGTAGAAAACTTGTAAAACAATATCTTCTTGATGACCTTTGGGAAACCGAACAGGTTGATGATTTATATAATCAGTCATCATTCATGTTGGCTAAAATAGTTCCAACAACATATCAGCGTGTTTGCACTATGGGAACTGCTGCAATATGGAACTTGCTTATGACAGCATGGAGTTATGAAAACGATATTGCTATTCCAATTTGCGATAAAAACGAAAGGTTTTCAGGTGGGTTAGCAAGATGTTATAAATCAGGATATACAAAGAGACTTATTAAAATTGACTATGCTTCTCTTTATCCTATGATTCAGCTTACCGAAGGTGTATTTCCAATATTTGATATTACTGGTGTGTTGAAAAAGTTGTTGCTATATCTTACAACAACACGTAACATCTATAAAAAGATGGCAAATGGTGCTGAATTAAATAATGAAGAAGTTACACTATTAAGGCAGATTGACCCTGAAGTTCATATTAAATATATTAATAAAGAATTAACATCAGCCGATACCGCAATGTTTAAAATCAAGCAGTTACCTATTAAGATTTTGAACAACTCATTGTTTGGTGCTTTGGGTTCGGCAATATCATTTAACTGGTCAGATAATGTTTGTGCTGCTCGTATTACTTGTACAGGTAGGTTACATTTACGTCATGCAATATCATGGTTTAGTAGATTTGGATGTATAGCATTACTTGCTGTTACTGATGGTATTAATTTCCATTATCCAGAAAAAACAAAAATCAGAGTTACTGATGAGGGAATAAGTGAGGGAGAAACTGAGGGATTGATTGAAGAAATGTGGCAATATGATGGCAAAACTGGAATAAAAGCATTAATTGCCAAATACAATAAAGAAGAAATGAAACCACCGTTCATGTCGGTGGATGATGATGGTGAAAGTATTTCTTGCCTCAACCTTTCACGTATTAATTATGGCACAATGTCAATGGTGAAAGACAAGAAAACTGGTGAAGAAAAAGAAAAGATTAAACTTACTGGTAATACAATAAAATCCAAAGTGATACCT